AACTTTAAATAAGATACTTAATGAGACCGCACAATCTCAAGAATTAGATGAGTATCCAAGTATGGGTGAGTATGATTCTACTAAAATGGCGGAACTTTTAGGATATGGTGGTACGTCAGTCGGCGGTGATGAAGCTAAAAGAGAAATAGCTGCCGTACAAACTGCACAAGCGGTTGGTGCTGATACATCAAACAAGGCAGTTCAAGATGTAATGGGCGATTTAACAAAAGATTATCGAGGCGTGATGAAAGCTTTAGATAAAAGGGATGGAAAATAATGTCAACACTTGCAAAAGATTTAGATCCGGATATCTTTATAGGAATATCTTTACCATTAGGCCATGGTACACAGGGATTTTTTAATAAAACAAAGACTACATTAGAACAAACTAGATCAAATATTAAAAATCTTTTATTAACTGTAAAGGGAGAAAGATTGGGTAATCCTACTTTTGGCTGTGACTTACGGAGAATATTATTTGAGCCAGATGCGGGCGATTTGGGAGATAAAATAGAAGAAACCATTCGAGCTTCAATGGGCGAGTGGTTACCATATGTTAGAATTAAAAGTATTAAAACAACATCAGATGGGAGGAATCCGAATTTACTTAATGTAAAATTACAATTTACTCTTGATGTAGATCAAAATGTAGAAACTATAGATTTAGATTTAACCGCAGGTGGTGGGGGTTAACGGAGAAATTAAATGCCTTATGCTCAAAGTAAAAAATCAGTAAAAGAAGTTAGATATTTAAATAAAGACTTCTCTTCATTTAAAGCAAATTTGGTTGAATTTGCTAAAGTATATTTTCCAAACACATATAATGATTTTAATGAATCGTCACCTGGTATGATGTTTATTGAAATGGCATCTTATGTAGGTGATGTACTTTCTTATTATGTAGATAATCAATTCAAAGAAAGTTTATTAGCCTTCGCTGAAGAAAAAAAGACTGTTTATAATATGGCACAATCTTTTGGATATAAACCTAAATTGGCTTCACCATCTTACGGTGAAATAGAAACTTTCCAACTTGCCCCAGCGGCATCTTCCGGAACTGGCGCCAGTTTTAAAACATATCCAGATTTAAACTATGCTATGAAAATTGATACTGGGATGCAGCTGAGATCAGAGAGCGGGGTTGTATTTAGAACTGTGGAAGATATTAATTTTAAATTTTCAAGTTCAAATGATCCAATGGAAATAACTGTATATGAGAGTAGTGATAATATACCTGTTAGTTATTTATTAAAAAAATCAGTTAAAATTGAAAGTGGTGAGGTGGCTGTTGAAAGATTTAATTTTAATGATGCGGAAAAGTATTCTAGAGTTGCATTAAATAATAACAATGTTACTGAAATAGTATCTGTGACTGATGATGACGGTAATAATTGGCACGAAGTTGGATTTTTAGCACAAGATACAGTATATACAGATTCAGAAAATTTAAGTACAGAAGGTAACGATAGTTATCAGTATAAAGACCAAGCACCCTACTTACTTAAACTTTTAAAAACTGCACGGAGATTTACAACTTTTATTAGAGAAGATGATAGAACAGAATTGAGATTTGGAGCAGGTATTTCAGACAGTCCGGATGAAGAAATAGTTCCTAACCCAGATAGTGTAGGATCTTCTTTGCCTGGTTCCCCATCAAAATTGGGAACTGCATTTGATCCTTCCAATTTTTTAAATACAAGAACTTATGGCCAAGCACCATCAAATACTACATTAGTGGTTACTTATAGATATGGTGGTGGAGTAGATCACAATACAAAAGCAAATGCAATAACAGCTATTACAAATTTAAATGTTACATTAGATACGACAACTTTAAGTAGCACATTGGTGAATACAGTTAGGGGTTCTTTAGCTACGATAAATCCTAATCCTACATCGGGCGGCAAGGGAGCTGAGAGTGTAATTGAAGTTAAACAGAATACATTAGCGTATTTTCAAGCTCAACAGAGAGCAGTTACTAAAGCAGATTATATTACAAGAGTATATGCACTGCCATCTAAATATGGTAATATTGCTAAATGCTATATTGTACAGGATTCACAAATAGATCCTGCCGCTATGACATATGGACTCAGCACATCCGGTAGAGCTACAAGTAGAGTTATGAATCCATTAGCTCTTAATCTTTATGTTTTGGGATATGATGCAAGTAAAAAATTAACACAAGTAAACCAAGCAGTTAAAGAAAATATACAAACGTATTTAACTCAATTTAGAATGATTACGGATGCTGTGAATATTAAAGATGCTTATGTGATTAATATTGGTGTTAGATTTAATTTATTAACAAGGACTGGATATAATAAACAACAAGTTGTTTTACAGGCAGTTGAAAGAGTTAGAACTTTCTTTAATGTAGAAAAATGGCAAATAGGACAACCTATTGTTTTAGCTGATTTAGCTTATCAAATATCTTTGGTAGATGGCGTCTCAGCGGTTGTTTCTCCGGACGAGCAAGATGACGAAACAGGTGCAGCTGACAAACAGCCCGTACAAATTATAAATAAAAGTTCAGTTGATTCTGGATACTCAGGAAATCTTTATGATATAAAAAGTGCTACAAAAGAGGGTGTTGTATATCCTTCAATGGATCCAAGTTGCTTTGAACTTAAATTTCCGTCTATTGATATTGAAGGTAGAGTAGTTGGCGATTCATCAGGAGGTAACTAATGCATTATTTTATTTTTCCGGAAGTAGATACAACGTTATACTTTGCTTCGGGTAGCAAGAATACAGGTTTAGATGAAATAATAGAAATCAGAAAAGATATGAAATCTGATGGAACTAATGTTAAGGTTTCTCGCATTTTAATGAAATTTGATTTAGATTATATTTTTTCTCTTGTAAGTAATGGAACTATCACAAATCCAAAATATTATTTAAACATGTATGATGCTAATCCACAAGATATTGGATACAGTCAATCACTTTATGCATACCCTATAAGTCAAAGTTGGGTTTCTGGTGAGGGATTTGAAGGTGATATTCCTGTTACTCAAGAAGGTGCTAGTTGGGATTATAGAACTGGTTACAATGATGAAATTTATTGGGTATCTGCTTCTTCAACATCATCTTATAAACAAGGCGGGACGTTTTATACGGCTTCATATGGTTCTCAGTCATTTGCATGGGGAACTGAAGATATGAGGATGGATGTTACACCAGTTGTAAATAAGTGGTTAAATGAAACTTATCCAAACGAGGGATTTATATTAAAAAGAAGTGGTAGTGTTGGACTTGAAGGTGTAGAAAGTGGTTCAGGTGCAGAGGGAGATAATACTATACTTGGTAATTTTATATTTTTCTCGAGAGAAACAAATACTATTTTTCCACCAAAATTAGAAGTGGAGTGGTATGATACGACGTGGAACACAGGATCACTTAATCCACTATCATCAACAAATTTAGAAGATTTAGTATTTTATATGAAAGGAATACGACCAGAGTATAAAGAAAAATCAAAAATAAAATTCAGAGTAACAGGCAGAGAACGGTATCCTACCAAATCATATTCCAATACGGCTTCAGAATATATCACATCAAAATATTTACCTAGTGGAAGTCTTGCTAATATAGGTGGAGATGGGGCTTATTATTCTGTAATAGACGATCAAACGGGAGATATTATCATACCTTATGGTACAGGTTCTCTTATTAGTTGTGATTCAACAGGAAATTATTTTAATGTTTGGATGGACGGTTTCCAATCTGAAAGGTTTTATAAGTTTGAATTTAAAGTTGTAAGTGGAAGCAATACAAGCGATGAAACGGTACAATATTTTGATGATAATTTTACGTTTAAAGTTGTTAAATAAAAATGCCATATACACAAGAAGAACTGAAAGATCTCGCGTTCTATCAAAATCTTATTAATGAAGATGAACAAAACTATTTGGTAGAAAGAGAACGATTGCAATCAATAGTAGCGATGGCCGGCTCTGGATATGATGGCAGTTTATTAACTAGAGATGAAAGTGGCACAATCAAACTTTTTGAAAATCCATATACAGGTCAATTATATGATGATGAAACAACAACTCTTTTTGTTCCAAAGGTCGTTGATAGATTGAGAGATGATGATTCTATAAATGAGATATTAAATAGAAATATAAGTGAGTTATAATGTCTAGTCAATTATCAGCACAAGATAAACAAAGATTACTCCGAGGCGTAACCAAAAAGGTTGGGGACAAACCATACGAAGATGGTTACTGGGGACAAATGGCCAATCGTGATAGAGTTCTTATAGAATTGTATGATGATAATAATAATTTAATAGAATATAAAGATTTAAGTATTGGTGAAGCGAAGATCCAAACTGATGAAGATTTTATAAAAATTAAACCAGGAATAAATCTTACTGATTTTGGTTATACTACAGGTAAATTTAAAATTAAATATAGATTTTTAAGGGAGCTTGCCGGGAAAGAACAGCCGATTTTATTAAGAACAGCTCTTGGATTTGAAGATGAAATTTTTGAATTAAATTGGCTTGCGGATAATATACATATTGATGATAGCGGAAAAGTATATGGTGTAACTAAACAAAAATATTTAGAAAATCCGAATGGGGCTGAGCAATTATTAATTACCGACTACAAATATAAAATTGATAAGATTTCATCATCAAGAACTGAAGTTAGATTAACAGCAAAAAATATTGAAGATGCGATAGTGGGAGAAGGTAGAGGTCATCAGTATGTATCGGACTTTATGAAATTGCAAGAATCTGTGAGGGTTGAATCTATTGTTGAAGATTTACGATTTGTTGATCCAATAGCTGAAGCTACGGGTGGGACTAGTAATTTAAATGCCGCCAATTCTGTAGAGATAACTCCAGAAACAGGAGGATTTATTTTTACAGATAATATGGTTGGTGGGACATTAAGATTACCCAATGCGTTTTTAATGGGATACCAAACAACAGAAGTTCGTACAGAATTGGATATTATTTCTAATGGAGCATTGGAAGAAGTAGAAATAGATACAAATACTGGATTTCCAACAGTAATTCCTGCTGGGTGGGATTCAAGTATACACAGCGATGCTGTAAAACTAAAAAAATGGACTTCAGGTTATATAGCGCACGCTGGAGGTAATTGGGTAGGATCTGCTGGCATTGGATATCACGCAAAGTTTGTCAGAAATGAAGGAAATTCTGGTGGAATATGCATAAAATTTATAGATCAAAATAATGTATTTGCAGATTATGAAGCATGGCCTACAACCGATACCCACAGAAATTTACATGTACAACAAGAACTATTAGAATTACAATCATTGGGCGCTACTAGTGGAGATCTTATTAATATCGGTTTTGATATGAAAAGTACAGTTGCTGGAAAGGGTATTGGAGTTCAAGTGGTATATCCAGGTCATATTTTTATTGAACTAGAACCAGCAGGGCCGCCGGATGGATATTTTGATCCCTTCAATCCCCAAATACCTACTGAAACAAGTCCTACGAGTGCTCCTAATGGATTTATGGCAAACACGGAAGCAAGTGCGATATCGATTTCAGGTGGTAAACCGCCATCGATGATGGCGGCAATGCTAACCCTCTTTAATAAGACTCACTTGTCGTTAAGTATAGGTACAACATCATCCGTGTTAGCAGGGGGTCCAGCTACTTGGATAATAACAAATATACAAAGTGCGGCCGGGTCCTTTTTCGGTGGCGGAACTGGTACTGATATATATACATGGAGTCCAAATTTAGGAACTGAATATACAAAGGAAGGAGAGTTAAGTACAGAAGGAGAATGGAGATGGGATGGGGTTGGTGCCTGGCAGGCAGTGAGTTCATATAATTCTCCAAATGCTCCCGTTGGTACAGTAAATCCTAATGATTGGAATAATGTAGTAAATTCTCATCCGTATCAATACGAAGGTCAGGGAACTCCGATGTTTGCAAGAACGAGCGCGCCGGGTGAAAATGCTGGGTGGGATGCTGCTACATTTCATACCAAAGACCAGATTATGTTAATTAAGGATGACCTAGTTTGGGTAACTGAGGAGAGCTATACAAACAATTACTCAAAAATTGAAATGCAACCAATTACTAATCATTTTCCTTCGTTAAATCAACATACAATGGATAATGGTAAAACATTATATCAAGATATATTTGAAAATGGTAGAATACAAAGTATAACTAGAACAAGAAAAACTAATGGTACTGGTATGCGGTCGGGTTACTATATAATATTTTACACCGATGG